GCAATACAAATAGGACATCTTTTAGAAGATGAACTTAGATTTAGTGTCTTTGAACAAGAAGATGAGAAGCATTTTTCTAATGTAAAAAAACATATAACTGATACGACACATCCTAGATACAGAAGAAATATGATGATAGGTCATATGAGAAATAGAGGTTTTGTTTTTCAGTCGTGGAGTAAGGAAGATAAGTTACGCATTGGCATGAAAATGATTGACCTGATGAAGCAATCAGTAGGCATGATCGAATTAGCTACAAGAGGGTATAAAAATACAAAGAAAACTTATGTTCAGTTTACTGATGGATCAATGGAGTGGATTAAGAGACAGAGAAAAAATAGATTTGCAGCTTATCCTATCTATATGCCCTGCCTTGAGAAACCTAGAGATTGGATTAGCACTACAGAAGGTGGTTACTACAGCAAAAGACTACGGCACGTTAAAGCAATTAAGTCTAAGGATCTTGACTACTTAGAAGAAGTAACAGAAAGAAAACCAACAGCGTTTTTTGCAGCGTTAAATGCTCTGCAATCAACGAAGTGGGAAGTAAATTTAGATATTCTTGATATTGCTCAGAGTTGTTGGGATAGAGGTATAGAAGTTGGATGCTTGATTGATGCTGAAACATTACCACTACCTCCAAAACCACATGATATTGATACTAATGATGATGCAAGATTGCAATATAGGAAGGCTGCAAGTTTAATCCATGACCAAAATGCCCATGACCGAGCTAAAAGATTCCAGTGCTTATCTTTGCTTGATACTGCACTTTATTATAAAGACGAAACCTTTTACCACGTTTATCAGGCAGATTTTACTGGTAGAATTTACCCTGCTGCTGCTACTTTTAACCCACAAGGAAATGATTTAGCAAGGGCTTTACATAGATTTGCTGAAGGTAAGCCTATAAAAAATGGAGAAGCTAAGAACTGGCTTGGTATTGCAGGTGCTAATCACTGGGGCATGAGTCGTTGCAGCTATGAAGAACGTATTGAATGGTCTGATACAGAAGGAGCAGCATTGGCAAGACAGGTGGCTAGTAATCCAGAAGCGACTGTTAGTTTATGGAGTAAAGCAGAAGAACCATTCCAGTTTGTTAGTTGGTGTCTTGAGTGGAGTGGGATGCTGGATGAAGGCTATGGCTACATATCAAAGCATCCTGTCCTGTTGGATGGTAGTAATAATGGCTATCAGCACTTTGCAGCCATGACCTGTGATCAAGACCTTGCAGGTAAGGTAAATCTTATGCACTTTAATGAAATACAGGATCTTTATAACGAGGTAAGAACAGAATTGATTACTGATCTAGCTGATAGTGACGATCAACTGGCTATAGATTGGTATTCTCATGCAGAATTTATTACAAGAAAGTTTGTAAAAAAACCAATAATGATGATTCCTTACTCAGGTACTTTGTATGGTATCTGTTATGCAATTAAAGATTATATACGTCAGCAAAATATTGAGTTGCCTTGGCCTCAAGATGACTTTGCACATAACTATTTTTTAGCAAGAAAGATCGTTCAAATTGTAAAAAAAGTATGTCCTAAATCATCAATAGTCATGCAATATTTAACAGACATTGCTAAATGTTTTGGTAATGAAAGTAAAGTAATGAAGTGGAATACACCTTCTAAGTTTTATATTAATCAAAATTATTACAAGCTTAATAGTAAACAAGTAAAGACCAAAATAGGGACCAGCACTATAAGGTTGTCACTTACTGACAGGACAGATGAGGTTGACAGTAGAAAAACAAGTCAGTCTTTTGCTGCTAACTTTGTGCATAGTTTAGATGCTGCTAATGTACATTTAGCATTGCATAAAAGTAAGGAAAAAGGTCTTACAAACTTTACAACTATCCATGATTGTTTTGGTTCTACTGCTGCTGACATCCAAGAATTTATATCCTGTGTGAAAGAATCTTTTGTAGAAATGTACACCGATAATGTGTTGGATAATTTATATGACCAAGCAGTACAGCAGTTAGATAAACCAAGACGATTACCGACACCACCAGATCCAGGTGACTTTAATATCTGTGAAGTTTTATTAGCACCTTATGTATTTAGCTAACAAAGGGATGACAGATAAAAAATGTACGGTAACATCAATGTTACGTCCAACGTGGACGATTTTAAAAGAAACTTTAACCGAAATTTCCAAATGATTAAATCAGAAATCATCAACATCACGACACCAGTGTGTCTATTTCAATTCGCATGGTTAGTAGAACCTGATACTAAATTTGATGCGTCAGGTATATGGCAGGTCGAATGTCTTATTGATCCAGAAAAATCACAAGACATTGAAGAACAACTTAACGGTCTGTTAGATAGATGGAAGGCACAGCTTAAAGCTGCTAATCCTAACAAGAAGTACAAGCTTGCACCTTTACCTTTTAGCTTTGAAGAGATAGATGGCAAGCCATACTTCAGAGTTAAAACAAAAATGAAAGGTGGTGGAGTCAGAGCAGATGGTACGCAATGGAAGCAAAGACCTCCTGTTTTATATAACGCACAAGGTCAACCTATGTCTGAAGAAGAAAGAGAGAAGGTTAACAAGTGTGGTCCTGGTACAACTGGACAGGTCAATATGAAATGTAGTGGATGGGAAAATCCTAGCTTTGGTGTTGGCATAAAGATCCAACCAGAAGCTGTGATCATCCATAAACATATTGAATATACAAAAACAGCACAAGGCTATGGTTTTGAAATCGAGGAAGCAACCCCAGAAGAAAAGCCCAAAGTTGCGGGCTTTCAAACAGTCAATACAGGGGACGAATTTTAGAAGCAAGTTTGAAGCTGGAATAGCAGCTACACTTCATGCAAATAAGATTCAATTCACATATGAAACACTCGATATTAGCTACAAAATCAGTTGCGTTTATAAGCCTGATTTCATCCTTGACAACGGCATCTGTATTGAAACTAAGGGCTTCTTCTCAAAAGAGGACAGAAGAAAACATATTGCGATTAAGACGCAACGACCCGAATTAGATATAAGATTCTGTTTTCAAAACAGTAGAGCAAAATTGAGTCGTGGCAAAAGAAGTTTAACCTACGGTGCTTGGGCAACCAAGCATGGTTTTCTTTGGAGTCATGGCTCTATCCCAGAAGAATGGTATGAACAGCAAGAGCAAGTATGTAAGAAAGACTAGCTGCCCTGAGTGTGGCAGTAAAGATAACATGGCTATCTATGATGACGGTCATGGTTATTGTTTTGGTTGTGGCTTTACATTGCAACCAGAAAAAGATAAACCCAGAAAATCTTTTATCAAGACAGTGAAGAAACCATTACTTAAATTTGTATCGCCAAGACCTTTACCGAAACGTGGTTTGACACAAGAAACCTGTGAACTATTTAACTACGGAATATCAGAACATAATGGTCAACCAGTACAGGTCGCTACCTATGAAGATAAGTTAGGTAGGCAAGCTGCACAGCACATTAGATTTCAAAACAAAAAATTTATTTGGCTTGGTGATGTAACAGAACTACAGCTATGGGGTCAAAGACTTTGGCGACAACAGAATACAGGTAATATGTTTGTCACCATCACAGAAGGAGAGATAGATTGTATGTCTGTTTCTCAAGTGCAAGGTAACAAGTTTCCTGTGGTTAGTTTGCCATCTGGATCACAATCAGCTAACAAGTACTTAGCAGCAAATTTAAAATGGTTATCTCAATTTGTACGAATAGTTCTTTGTTTTGACAGTGACGAGCCTGGCATGGCTGCTGCCGAAAAAGCAATTAAAATCTTACCTGCTGGCAAGGCAGCTATATGTAGACTCCCTAGAAAAGACGCTAATGAAATGCTCCTCGCAGGTGAAGGGGAGGAACTTAGAAAACTCTTATTCCAAGCAACACCTGTTAGACCAGATGGCATACTTAATGCCAGTAACCTCTGGGAAGAACTAACAAAGAAAGGAACTAACAGCATCTGTCCTTTTCCATATCCAATGCTAGATCAGTTTACAAAAGGCTTTCGTAAAAGTCAGATGATAACAATAGCAGCAGGTAGTGGTACAGGTAAGTCAACTATATGTAGAGAACTAGCACATCACTTTCTTAAGAATAAACTGACTGTTGGTTACATTGCACTTGAAGAGAGTGTACAAAGAACAATGCAGGGGATACTCGGTGTAGAGATGAATAAACCCCTGCACCTTGAGGATAATGTAGAAGAAACAGAAGGGCTAAAACAATCCTTTGACAGGTTGTTTGGTACAGAAAAACTATTCTTATATGATCACTTTGGATCTATGGACCCTGATAGGTTGATAGAACAGATCACCTACCTTGCAACAGCAGAAGGTGTAGATGTAGTGATACTGGATCATCTAACAATAGTAGTCTCTGGTATAGATAATGTCGATGAAAGAAGAGCTATTGATATTGCGTGTACAAAATTACGACAGGTCGTTGAATCTACTGGCATAGGTTTAATACTCGTCAGCCATTTAAGAAGACCACCTGGTCTTTCGCACGAACAAGGACAGACTGTAAGCACCTCTGACTTGAGAGGTAGCTCTGGAATACTTCAGCTATCAGATTTATGTATTAGTGCTGAAAGAAATCAGCAGTCGGAAAGCTATGCAGAAAGAGCAGAACTACAGCTACGAGTACTGAAGAACAGACATACAGGGATGACAGGACCAATAGATAAATTATTGTATGACCAAAGCACAGGGAGACTTGTAGTACCTATGGAAACTTACTTCGGAAACTAATGACTTTACTAATTGACGCTGATTGGCTTTTGTATTCTTCATGTTGTGCCTGTGAACAGGACATTAAATGGG